CTTGCACGTCGACGCCAGCAGTCAGCAGCACCACCCCATCAGGGCATGTGCCCGGCTCATACGCCAGCCGCTTGGTCATCAGGCCTTCAGCGTTCACCGCCGCCGCATAGTCCTCCTCCCATGTCTCGGCCAACCGGGTGTTGACGAACGCCTTCAGTGCTGGACCGTCGCCCTTCGCACGCAGGAAGTCATCAACCAACTGCTCCCAACTGCACCATCCCAGCGGGCTATATAGACCCGACAGATGGAAGCCAGCCGTCTTGCCATCGCTTGGTGCCGTCGCTCGCCACTCACCAGCGCCAAGCATCCGTGGCTTATGCACCTCCTCGAATCGCTCGCCGCATTTCTCGCACTCATAACTCGCCGTCTCCGGTCGCCGCTCCTCCCACTTCAGCCTTGACCACTGCAGCCATTGCATCTCCCCACAACACGGGCACGGCACATAGAACCGCCGCTGGTCGCTCCGCTCATATTCCGCCTCGATCCGGCTGAAGTCCTTCACCGTCGGCGTGCTGGTCAGCAGGATCTTCCGCCGCGCAAACGTGGTCGTCCTCCGCTCTGCCAGCGCCACCGGATCGCCCTCGCCGTCCACGTCGCTCGGGAACGCATCGATCTCATCGGCGAACAAATACCGGCACGGCGCTGAGCGCAATCCCGTCGCACTGTTTGCGCCGGTCAACAGCAGGATCCCGCCGAGATACTCCTTGGCGAACATCGTGTTCCCCGAGTCCCGACTCCTGGCCGGTGCGATCTTCTGCGCCAAGCACGGCGTCTCATTGATCAAACTCTCCAGCCGCTGCTTGCTCAACCGCTTCGCCATCTCCACCGTCGGCTGCACGCACAACATCGGACCGGGCGCATGGTCGATTACATAGCCCAGCCAGTTGCTGCCCGCTTCCGTCTTCCCCGTCTGCGCCGCGAACATCATCACCACCCGCTGCACCGGGCTGCTGCTGCTCAAGCAGTCCATTGGCTCCCGCAAGTAAGGAGTCCTTCCCGTCCGCCACGGTCCAGGCTCGGCCGATGCCTTGCTGCTCAGCCGCCTGTAGCGGTCCGACCACTGGCTAACCGTTAGCGGCTCCTCAGGCCGCAGTCCCTCCATGAAGCCAGTGCGCCATGGATTAACCATCAGCCAACTCCACCAACGCAGCACGGTGCTCATCCGTCAGCACCTGATGGATCGCCGCTGGATCCGTCTCGCCAGCAAGCTGGTGCGATAGCCGATCCGCCAAATTCGCCAACGCCTCACGCACACTCCGCCCCATCGCGAAGGCTTCCTTCTTTACATCCACCGCAGGCACCAGATCGCGCCGCTTCAGGTCCACCTCCAACTTCGCTAGCTCCGCCTGGTAGTGCTCACGCCGCGCGCGGCTTTCATTCAGCTCCGGGATCTCATCATCAGGCAACGCAGCCAACCGCTGCCGCAACTCTCGCGGGTTAGCTGGCCGCGGCTCCACCGGGTCAGGTTCATCCACCTTCGCGTTGTTGTTTTTCAGCGTGTTCTTCCGCCACAGCTCCAGCGCAAGATCACGATCGAGCCAACGCTTGCCATCTTCCTCGACAACAGCCTCAGCGATTCGGCTCTTGCTTGCGTGAGTGACTGCCGCCTTCGTGCAGCCTTTGATCAGTGCAAACTCCGCGAACGTGACCAGCAAGCGTTAACTGCTCTTGTTTTCTGTTAACTGATACTAAACCCCTCTAAACTCCCTCTAGGGGGATCTCATTGTAAGAACTGGTGAGATCCCCTGCGGCGCAAGGCTTTAGAGCGTTCAAGCGCTGACGCTAGAGAAAGCGTGCGCGATTGGACGACCCGCGACAAATACTCCCGGAAGGACCCGCACGATGGGGGGAGGGGGGTCACCTAGCCGAGGCCACCGCCTTCTCCAGGCTGCTCCGCAGGTAATCGCCGAAGCGACGGTCGATCACTTTCTGCCCGATCTCGGCCATGGGGAACATCTTGCCGTAGCGCGCACGGGGCACAGCGATGAACAGCGGGCGCAGTTTCCCCTTGGCCGTCCGCTGGTACACACCGGCAGGCCTCCCAGCGCCGTCTGGACGCCCCAGGAAGACGCTGTTCTTCCCCTTCGTGGCTATCTGACTCTCGATGCGCTTCAGAGTGGCCAAGGAGACGTTTCCAGCGGCCGTCAGGTTGATCGCTGCGGGCACGAGCACCGAACCCTTCGGCATCGTCGCCTCAGCCTTGGCCAGGTAACGCCGCTCGACCGGCTTCTGTCCACGATCACCACCGCTGATCAGCGTGCGCAGGTATCGGGCACGGCGACGCTCGGCGTACACCTCGGCCTCGAGGTTGCGCTTGCTCGACCTGTTGACCAGGAACGCGCGCTGGGTGAAGGCCACCGGGTTCTTGAAGTACTGGCGAGTGGCGCCGTTCATCGCCGTGCGCATATCAAACGCTGTGGCGTTCAAGGCCTGGCTGATGGCGAACGGAAGCTGCTTCGTCATGGTGTCGGTCCACCGGATGGCGGTGGGCAGCTCCGACTTGATGTCCAGGCGGATGGTGGTCATGGCTTCACGGTAAGGGCGCTGAGCCCGTGCCTAAACGGGTGTAACGCCTGTAACGCCGTGTAACGCGAGCGTTACGCCGAGATCCTTTCCAGCGCAGTGGTTGTAACGTTGTAACACTAATTTCTATAAATAAAGATATAGATAGATAGAGAGGTATGTCACAGGCGTTACGTCTCTATATGTCTATAGGTGTTTCTCCGGAAAAAGCGTTACACGCGTTACACGCGTTACATCCGTTGCGGCGCAAGGGTTTTCAGCGTAACGGCACCGTTACACCGCGTTACACCTGTGACGTGGGGCGAAAACGTTACAAACCTTGCGGCGCAACGGCTTTCAGCGTTACACCCACCGTTACACGAGTTCGAGCGCTTGCAGCGGTACCAGCGTTGCGCGCGAAACTCCGCTGCCTGGGAAGCGCAAAGTTCCGGTCGAGTGCGTTGCCCCTTCGATGCGACGTAACGCCTGCCGATATGCCGTCCCGGACCATGGCGAATCCTTGAGAAGCGCCTGCAAGTTGGTGCTGCTGTTCGAGATGGCTAGCGCGCCCCCCGAGACCTTGAGGCCATAACGGCCCAGGATGTTGGCCACTTCCTCAGTGGGCTGACCACTTTGGCTCGGCACTGCATAAGTGATCCCATCATTCGCCATCTGAACCAGCTCGAGGATTGTCATTCGCTTGCCGCCTTCTACCTGAATCAGGCTTTGCAGAATGCGGCTAAGACATTTGGCCTCATCGGCGTCGGCCGCATCCACCTCGCGGCTTTCCCAGTCCATGTTCTCGACCCACTGACGCGCCGCTTCCACGCTCAACTCTCCGCCACCGCTGGGCTGGAGGCTCCATGCTCCGGCTAGCAAAGTGCCGTATTGATCTCCAAAGCGCTGGCCAAACTTGCGGGCAAGAGCAGTAGCAAGGGTTTTCGCATTCTTGCGAATAAGGGGGATCTGGCTGATGGTGCGGGCCACCAGCCTGCGGCCGTTGTCATCGGTGCAAATGTCGAGGATTTCTTGCTCGAACTTCTCCCAGTCGTTTTTGTCCATTTGGTCTCGCCTGAGACTCAAAACGCAAAAACGGTCGAGATCAGCGCGCTGCACCAGTGCAACGTTGATTGACGACACGCAGAACATGGAACGCACCTCAAAGGTGTTGACGCCGCCAGAGGTGGTGCCCTTGTAGATCTTTCCGCCTTCCGAGCTGGCGATCCTGGCCAGAGCAAGAATGTTCTGAACTTGCTGCTTGTCCTTCTGTTCGTTCTGCTCCAGTTCGTCAAAAACGATGGGGATGGCATCAGATCGCAACTGGCCGCGGAGTCCGGCTTCTGTGGTGCCACCAGTGGCGCCTTCGTACATGCCGCCTAGCAGGGGTTTCACGAAGGACTTCAGGATGGTGGTCTTGCCAGTGCCGGCACCGCCTGTGATCCAGATATGAGGGCGCCAATCAAGAGCGCCGCATACAGGCGCCAGAGCGATCCAACCGAGCAGCATATTTGCTGAAGCCTGCGTCTCCCAGCGAAAACGCAATGAGATCGAGCGAATCTTCTCGGCTATGTCGTCAGCCAAGATTTCAGAGCTAGGACCGAGGATCGCCTTAGCGTTTTCGTAGGTATAAAAACTGCCAAACGATATAGGGAGTTTGGTGATGGTGTGCGAGTGGCCGTCAACCACCAAACGGTTTCCGAGGTGAAGAACGACACGATTTGCGTCAGCCCATGCTCCACGGCCTCGGATGCGGGATGGGTCGTAGACGCCTTGCTTGACGCACATCTGCATCAGGGTATCGGTGGCATGGTCCCAGTCGATGCGACCTTTGTCGTCGACAAAGCCTTCTTTCCACCAGTCGAGGCAAGCTAATTGCAGAAAATGAGCCTTTGAGTGTTGCGCCGCTGTGAGTGCGATCACTTGACTGGTGTTAGTTGGCAGGTAGAAAAAGACTCCATGGTCAAACCCGAGCGCTTGGAATGGCGCCTTTGATGTTTCCGACTCTTGCCCCGACTGATCAGGCTCTAGATCGGGTTGCTGTGGCCGTGAATCAAGCTCCAACGGCGCGGAGATGTTGGCCTTGATATAGGCCGCGGCCTCTTCTGGCGTCCAGGTCGCATCGGCCAGATCCCAACCCTCGGGCGCATCGGGTGGTGTAGCAACCATCTGCACACGATCAACCGGCAGCCGTAGCAGTAGTTGCGCGAGGCGATCCATGGCCTGCTGGCCAACAGCATCAGCATCAGGCCAAAGGATGATGCGCCGGCCGGTGAGCGGCGACCAGTCGGCTTTGTCGATGGCCTTGCACCCTGATGGCCAAGTGGTGACAACGGCGCGGGGGTAGAGCTTGGCGGCGGCATCTGCGGCTTTCTCGCCCTCGACGATCAACACGGTGCCGGTGCTTGAGAGCAGCTTGCTGAGGTTGAGCAACGGCCGTGGCGCTGGTGGCGCCTTCCATTCCCAGCGGCTACCGGACCACCAGAGCGGGCGGATCTTCTTTCCCGGGAAGCGGCAGACGATAAAGGTGTCGCTGTAGTGCCAGACATGCTCGGCACCTTTGGTGGGCGGCTCTGGGCGCTGCGGGGCAATGCCTAGGTGCTGCTCAACGCGCTGTGCGGCTTCCTTGAACTCCCATCCGGTTCGGCGCATTAGTAAATCCATGCCATTGCCGGCACCTCCGGTTTGGTCAGGTCCGCCGCACTGATTGCAGAACCAAGAGCCAGAGCCGTTTTGATCGTCAAAGCGGTAACGGTCCTTTCCGCCGCACAACGGGCAAGGCTGATGGCGGTCGGTGAGCTGATCGCTGGAGAGGCCGGCAAGGGCGCCAAGGATCGACGGCCAATGGCCGTTAGCGAGATCTGTGATGCGTGTCATGCGCTGGGCCGCGAGTTGTCTTGCTTCATGGCCTCAGCGATGAGGCGGCGGATGAAGGTGGTGCGGTTTTCGACGTTCCGAGTTTTGGCGTCGATCCACGCCAGCATTTCTGGCGGCAGGAGCAGCGGCACGCGTTTCACGCAGGCACATGCGATGTGCTCGGGATGGTAGCCGCACGCACATGATCGCGCTAGTGTCGAACGCATTGGCGTAACCACCTGAAATGCGGCTGGCGATCGTGGACGGGCAAAGGCGCGAGGCAAGTCCCGGCCTCCATGGGTGCTGCCCTGGCTGCGGCGGGCCAGTGCGAGCTAAATGCGGTGAGGTGTTGACCTGGCACTGGGCGCACCTAACGGCAGAGTGCGATCCATGGTCGGAGCCCGAATCGCAGTGGCACTTGAACTGGAAGGCTCGTTTTCCTGAGCAGTATCAAGAAGTGGTGGTCGGGCCTCACCGAGCGGACGTAAAGGGTCCGGCCGCAGTCTTAGAGGTGCAGAAAAGCCAAATAGCACCCGAAATGATTCGGGAGCGCGAAGAGTTTTATGGAGAGATGTTGTGGATGCTCAAGGGCGAGGATTTCGCTGATCGGCTAAAAATCAAATATCGCGGCCGTGGTGTGTATTGCTTTGAGTGGAAACATCCACGCAAAACATGGAGCGCAGCAGAGCGTCGTCTGTTAATTGATATAAAGGGCGAGGTTTTCGAGATCACGCGCATAAATCCAGCGAGAACACCATGGACCGGTCAAGGCCGATTCATCAGCGGCATCGAGTTGTTTGAAGCTGTCTGCGGCAAAGGCGAGGAACTTGTCGCCCATCGATGGTATTTGGATAATTCACTCCTGCACAAAGCTCGCAGAGACAAGGAGGATCGTTTTGATGCTTTGCTAAAGAAGCAAGAGCTTGAAGCAGAAAGGATACAGCTTGAACGTGAGCAAAGGATGCGGCTTGAACGTGAGCATCAGCGCGATGTGGCCGCCGCTGCTCGCATTGCTGCGGACCTTGAACGTCAGCGATTAGAGGAAGAAGCGCGGAGGAAAAGCGCTGAGGATTTTGAGACATACATGCGCATACGCAGAGAGACTGAGGCTAGGCAGGAGCGACTGCGCAAAGCAGCTGAAGGCGCCTGTGCGTTGCTTGCCAGCGTGCAGTGGTATGCGCTCGAACAGCGCCGTGGGCAGATCTATGCAGAGATTTTGCGGCGTCGCCCTTATGCAATTCAAGATGTGGGTTGTTGGTCCACCAGCGATTTGCAGAGCCTGCTGATGTCGCTTGAGCGCAGAAACATCACTGCAGCCTTTTGCAAGGAAGTTCGTCAACAATATCCATTGCATCTGAAACACGCCTAGCCACCCCAGCGATGCCACCAGCGCCTCGTACAGTGCCCATCCAGGTTTGTTGCGCTGGGGTGAGATGGCCTGTGATGGTCTTCACCTCGATGCTGGTGAAGATGGCAACGCGCTGCCCGACCATCTCGGGTGTGATGGTGATGGTGCGCCAGCCGATCAGGTCTGCGGAGCCGCGCGCGAGGCCGAACTGGACGGGTCGACCAGTGCGCGGATCAGGCAGGGTGCCGGTGTTGTTGCGGAACAGGCGGAGATCGGATCGGGTGCCAACTGCGAGGCGGATGCGCTGCTGGATGTCGGTCTCAGCGTTTGCCACGCGCGTGGAAGATCCGGTACGCCCAGCCAAGACTGTAGCCGCGCTGCGCGGCCAGGGTGAGCAGTTGCTGCAGAGTGCGTGCTTGGCCTTGATCGCGGCGCTGTGAGCGGCGCACTGCATTGCGTGTGAGCTCCTGCAATTCGCCACTGGTCTGACGGATTGTGCGAGCTTTAGGTGCGCATTGTGCGCCACAAACGGGACAGATCGGTTGCGGCTTGAAGGCGGCGTAGCACTTTGGGCATGTGCGCACTGATGGCGCTGCTGTGCCTACTGTGCGCCTGATGCTATCGTCAAGCGTCCAGTCGCGATGATCATCCGGGAAGCCATGGCGGGTGACGTTGCCAACGTGATCGAGGATCAGAGCGGCCTGCTTGCCAGGCGCTGGGCGGAGTACGCGCCCGACTTGCTGAAGGTAGAGGCCGAGGGACTTGGTGGGGCGCAGGAGGATGGCAACGCTGGCAGCGGGCACATCGAAGCCTTCGGAGACCACATCGACGGCCACCAAAATCTGCACCAAACCGGCGCCAAAGTCTGCAACGACTTGATCGCGGTTGATGGTAGTACCAAGGAGTAGTACCGCACGGATACCTGCGGCCAGAAACGCAGCGCAAACGGATTCGGCGTGGGCGATATTGCAGCAGAACGCGATCGCCTGCTGGCCTGCAGCGAGCCGCTGGTAGTGGGCAATGGCATCACCTGTGACGGTTGGACGATCCATGGCCGCCGCGGCCTGATCGTTGGCATAGTCGCCTGCTCGTGTCCGGATGCCGGATAGATCGGCCACCAGTGGTGGCGCGTAGATGCGGGAATGACTGAGGTAGCCAGTGTCTATCAGCTCAGCAACTGATGGACCGAGCACCAAGTGATCGAACGCACTGCGGAGGCCGCGGCCATCGAGCCGGCATGGTGTCGCTGTGACGCCCAGGCGGTAGGCAGATGGCCAATGCTGCAGGATGCGATCCCACTGGCCTGCAGTGGCGTGATGCGCTTCGTCGATGATGATCAGGTCCGGCTGCCAGTCGATGCGGGATAGGCGGCGCGCGATCGTCTGGACTGAGGCCACCTGCACGGCGGCAAAGGATGGCTCGATGCCTGCAGCGATCAGGCCATGTTCAAGGCCTGCCCATCGCAGCTTGTCGCTGGCCTGGCGGAGTAGCTCACGGCGATGCACCAGGATCAGCACACGGCGGCCTCGAGCGGCTGAGGCCTGCGCAATAGCGGTGAAGATGATGGTCTTCCCACCACCGGTCGGTAGGCATAGCAGTGGCGCCCGATAGCCGAAGCGGTAGGCATTGCGGAGATCGTCGATGGCGCGCTGCTGGTAGCCGCGGAGCTGCATGGGGTTGCACTTGACCGCATCAGGCTATAGGATCGCGCAAGTCGCCACACCCTATGGAGAACGCCGACTATCACGCGCATCCTGCGATCTCAAAGTCGCACCTGGATCTCATCGCGCGTAGCCCGCTGCACTATTGGGCGCGCTACATCGATCCAAAGCGCGTCATCCCCGAGCCGACGCCAGCGATGCGCATCGGCAGCGCAGTCCACACCCATGTGCTCGAACTGCATAAATGGGATACCGACTACATCGTCGCCCCCGATGGCCTTGACCGCCGCACCAAGGCAGGTAAGGAAGCATGGGCAGCGTTCGAGGCTGAGGCCAACGGCCGCACCGTGCTGAGCCGAGAGGATGCCGATCTGGTGATGCACATGGGCAGAGCAGTGCTCGGCCATCCGGCTGCTGCATTGCTGCTTGGTATAGCCGGCGAGGCCGAGACCACGCACATGTGGACGGAGCCGACCACTGGCCTTCAGTGCAAGTGCAGGCCGGACTGGATCACCGAGGATGGCGGCATCGTGGTGGATCTCAAGACCACGGAGGACGCCAGTCCGCGGGAGTTCCGCCGCAGCATTTCTAAGTGGCGGTATCACTGTCAGGCTGGCTGGTACACCGCAGGCTTGGAAGCTGCCACTGGCAAGCGACCGTCGGGGTTCATCTTCATCGCAGTGGAGAAGAAGCCACCGTTCGCTGTTGGTGTCTACGCCGCCGATGAGCAGATGATCGAGCGCGGCTATGAGACTGCCATGCGCGATCTGCAGACGCTGGCGGAGTGCAAATCCAATGGCCGCTGGCCTGCCTACAGCGATCGGATCGAACCGATCAGCTTGCCGGCATGGATGACGGACGGCAAGACCACGCAAACCACTGAGGAAATCCAGGAGTTCTAATGACCGACAGCACAGCACTCACCACCACCCACCCCACTGGCTCCGTCTTCTCGGGGATTCAACAGTTTGAGGATGCCCAGCGGATTGCCAAGGCTTTGGCCAGCAGCACGCTGATCCCACCACAGTTTCAAGGCCAGCAGGGGTTCGCCAACTGCCTGGTCGCGCTCGAGATCGCCAACCGGATGGGCATCAGTCCATTCTTGGCGATGCAGCACCTGCATGTGATCCATGGCCGCCCATCGTGGAGCAGCAGCTTCATCATTGCGATGGTCAATGGCTGCGGCCGGTTTAGTCCACTGCGGTTCGAGTTGAGCGGCAGCGGCGACAGCCTGGCCTGCTATGCGATCGCCAAGGATCTCGCCAGCGGGCAGGAGCTGAAAGGACCGACCATCACCATGGCAATGGCGAAGAAGGAAGGTTGGGCGACCAAGGCGGGCAGCAAGTGGCAGTCGATGCCTGAGCTGATGATCCGCTATCGCGCCGCAGCGTTCTGGGGTCGTCTGTATGCCAGTGATCTCCTGCTCGGGATGCAGAGCCAGGAGGAGGTGGTCGACATCCAGCCGGTGACCGTGAGCGATCAGGTCGCTGATCTGAACGCCGCCATCCCCGAGCCGGCACCTACACCGGAGCCTGAGAGCGATGAACTCTTCTGAATATCTCACCGCCAGCCAGCTTGCTCAGCGATGGGGCATCCACCCCGACACGCTGATGCGCTGGCGCAAGGCAGGTAAAGGTCCGGCGTATTTCCGCACGCCGGGCTTCGTGCTCTACCCATTGGCCGGGGTGGAGCAATACGAACAGGCCAACACCATTACCAACGAACAACCATGAGCTTCAAGCTGAACCTGAGCATCTTCAAGTCGACCAAGCCTGAAAGCAAGGTGGACTTCAGCGGGATGATGAACATCAAGGTGGAGGAGCTGGATGCCTTCTGCCGCTTTGTGATGAGCCAGACGCCCGACCAGTACGGCAGCGTCCAGGTGCCGATCAGCGGCTGGAAGAAGACCAGCCAGAAGGGATTGGCCTATGTGAGCGCTGTGGCACAGCCGCCGCGCGACTGGGTGGATCCCGGTGATGCTGCGCAGAAGCTGGCTGCGGCCACTGATGGCGTTGTGGTCGACGTGAGCGACGACATGTTCTAACGCCCCATCAGTTCACATTCGAGCCGCGCGATCTCGTTGACGGCCTGCTGGAGCAGTTGTTGCTGGTAGCAGGCCTGCTTATAGAGA